CCTCCAGCTTCTTCCGTGGGGAGTTGGCTTTTCTTTCACGACCGGGCCAAAAGTAAATTGGTTCCAAAGTCGGTGACTCCCTTCCGCTGGCAGAAGGCTTTCATAGCTTTTGCCTTCTGAAGTTCGATCGCATTTTGTCGGACTCGCTCTACCTCTGCGAGTAGGACCTCTTTGGTTTCTTCATGGTCCATCTCAAAACCCTCTGGGGCTGAGACGACCGGGAACAGATTCCATTTTTGGTCCTCTGAGGTAGGTGGGCTCACAAGCAGCGCTTTCTTTATCTTTCTGCTTTTACGCGCTGCGGCTTGATACGGGAAGGGTAGCTTCCAGAGAAGCTTATCTTCCTGCTGGGCTAAAAGCTTTGCATTTGCACGTACCACCTGTATGAAACCCTTCATAGTCGTGGTGCCCTCGTAAGCAACTCCGAGGACATCATTGACATCGGGTGACATATAGAGAGAGTTTCCATTTGTCTTTTTTTTCTTCTCCATACCCTGCCATGAGCTTTCGAACATGGTGGAATTAATTTCTGCATGGGTTGCAGAAACCCCACTCTTGTCCTCATTGACAATCAAGCCTACTTCTCCGCCATTGCGTATGACGGCCTTTTTCAGCTGATCAGACCCCTGGTTTGGTTCTCTCAGGAGAAGATCATCGCCGTTGATGAGACAACGATGCTGGGTGAACTCTGCCCACCCAATTTTCTTGTTTTCTAGAAGGTCCGCGAGTGAAAGGTCTACTACCGCCTTGTTAATGAGACAGAGCAATGGGAAGCTCATCGCGCTACCCATTGGCTGCCCCCTCTCAAAAACATCGTGGGGAATACGATCAATAAGCTCCTCTCCTTTACAGAAAGTTCTTTCTCCTAGCTTAAGTTCACATAAAACCCGTAAACACCTTTCCTCCTCGGACGAGAGATCTTCTGAAAACTCGATCAAAGTTTCAACGGCGGCTATGGTGTAGGCAACTTTAATGTTGTCAGTAGCACCTACATAGTCAAAACTTAAAAAGTCGCCATTTCCGTTTAATCGGGCTACTCGATCGGCTGTTGGCTCGCCAACCAGAAGCCACCCTCTCTTCTCCATCATGGAATACAACGCGCGATGCAGGGGGGCCAACACCTCAGTATTGTAACTCGAGTAAAGAGTTACAACCCTCGGTTTACCCGATGAGAAGACAAGTTTGGCCTTGCATAGATCCGAAAAGGGTCTACGCTGCCAATTGCCCCCGTGTTTAACCGGAGTATCCAATGTGGCGGAGCCATTGGGGATAAAGGCTCCCTTTCTTTTGTTCCATCCTTTAGGTACTAATTGTCGTAGTGCTTTC